ATCAAGGTGTGCCAAGCGTTCTACAACGCACAAAGCCGGATCACTTGGGCGGAGTTTTTTGAGCTTCCGAACTATGAATCCGTCCGCCGGATGCGTCAGAAAATTCAAGAAGAAGGTCACTACCCGCCGACCGATTGGCACGTCGCACAGGAACGTGGCTATCTTTACGATGATTGGCGTAAGGCGCTTGGATATGCCGTTCAGCCGTCCCGTGATCAAGGTGATTTTTTTATGCCCGCAGATTTAACTGCACGGGTGGCGTTATGATCCGGATGAATCGTTTACGCAAGCGATCGCCAAAGACGGCGCACGTCCGGACGCTCACGCTTTGGTTTAACCGCTACATCCGGCTTCGGGATAAAGACCGGAAGTGCATTTCCTGTGGCATCCGTCCTGTGGAACACGCCGGACATTACTATTCGACAAGTCAGTGTCCCCATCCGTCGATGCGCTTCCACGAAAAGAACGTGAACGGGCAGTGCTGTCACTGCAACACGTTCAACGAGGGAAACCGGCAAGGCTACCGCACCGGACTGATCCGAAAATACGGCGAACAAGCGCTGACGGAACTGGAAATGTGCCGGACGCTGGCAAAGAACAAGTGGACGGAGTTTGAATATCGGGCGCTGGCGGATCACTACCGCCTTAAATGCAAGGAGATCGCAAAATGAAAGAGATCGCATATCTGATGATCGTCTTCGTCGCCGGCTGGATGATGGGCGTGATCCACAGGAAGGATGAACAAAATGACCGCTGAAGAACTAGCACGGGCGAGAAAAAGTTATCTTCAAGAAAGCCGGATGATGCCGTGCCGGCGCTCACGTTTTAAAAAAAAAGCCAAGAAAAGAAAGTTTGAAACGATAAGAACTCCGAAGTGGCTGAAGAAAGAAAGAGGTGAATAACATGGAGAATGAGAAGGAAGTGGAAATCCAAGAATCCTCGTTCAAACTTTATTTGAAATGCTTTGAGAAGTTAACGGCGAAAGAGCGAGACATTCTCATGGATTGCTTGAAACTAGAAATCACCGCCGGCTGGATGATGGGCGTGATCCACCATTACTATTCGACAAGTCAGTCCAATTCCAATTTACAAGGAGCCAAAATGTCTTGAGAAACTTGGGATGTATCGAGAAATGTGCGAAAAGGAGGAATTATGAATGACGAGAAGGAAGGTGAACTTGCAAAAGAAACATTCTTAAAATTAGGGTGGGATATTTATGACGAGCGTGATGTTGAAGTCTTACATAAGGGGGTGCGCTGTGAACGATCTTTATGCGCTGGAAGAAGAAACCTACACGATCCAGACCAATAACTGCCGTGAGTTCCCCATCGATCAATTCAGCCGGAAGGAATGGCGCATCCTGTCTCTTTATTTTCGGGAACGCCGATCCTACCGGTTCATCGTCAAAGCGGTCGGCGTGTCGCACGCCACGATCGTCAGCGCCTTGAAGCGTGCAATCCGGCATTGTCCGAAGCTGGCGGAACACCGGACGATCACCTACACAGCAAAGGAGAAAAGGAAATGAAATATCTATGCGTCGGTGAGGAATACGAAGCGAACGGGGAAAAGAAGGTGGCCTGGAAGCGGATCGGGGAAACCTTCACCGGCAAGAACGGCAAGGAATACGCCAAAATCTACCACATCCCGAACACGCTGATCCACGTCTTTGAGGCGGACAAACCGAAGGACGAAAGCGGGTTTACAGATGACGCAATATCTTAAACCATCCTTCACGATCTACCCAAGCAAGACGCCGGCGAAAGCGAAGTGCCACGTGTGCGGTGTCGATCTGCCGGTCGTCACCCGCAAGCGGAACGGCAAGCCGGAATGTCCGAAGTGCTTCCGAAAACCCAAGATATAGTAACCCTTCTTTTCGCTTGCAAAAGTTATCATGTTATGCTATGCTGTATTCAAAAGGAGGAAATGCCATGCAAGAATTATCCAAGTATTTGAAGAAACTGCGGGGCAAACTGTCGATAAGACACGTTGCCGAGAAAACAGGCGTCTCAAACGCTTATCTCTCACAACTGGAAGGCGGGAAACGAGACAACCCCCATCCTGACGTATTAAAAAAACTGGCGAAGTTTTACGAAATCCCGGTGATTGAATTTCTCAAGAAAGCGGGATATTTAGATGAGGACATAAGCGAAGAAGAAACCTTTGAAGAAAAGATCGACCGGCTTTTTAAATACGTCACAAATAAGCCTGACTATAAATACGGACACCGTATAAAAGGAGCCGTTACCGCTGACGTTAAAAAGTTTGTAATTGAAATGTACGAAAAAGCCTCGGGAGAAAAACTGCTGTGAACAAACCCGCCTCTGAGAATAAAACTATCCGGGCTTTTGCCAAGCATTTGATCAAAAAGGAATTGCCGTTATCTCCTTCAAAGATGGCGGATGAATTTCTCTTCCAATAGGGTATACAAGGGGTGCTACATAGCCGTGTAGCGCCCCTTTCGCCCTAAAGCGTTGTAGGGGAAAGACTTACAGCGCACCCCGTAAAAATCTGACAAGGATGTAGAGCAGAAAAGAACTGCATCCGCTTATTTTCACGGGGAAAGAATGTCAGATGAAATAGTAATCGACACAGTTCGTGCATTTTCCGGCGTAGACGAAGCATCTTTGAAGGTGAAAAAGATGGCGTGGCTACGCTGTCCCCGCATTGAAGAATCGGTCGCAAAGATCGAAAAGTCCCACCAGATTTCCGGCGTAATGTTCAAGGGAAACGCCATCGGATTCATCCTTTCAGAAAAGCCTTCGGAGAAACCCGCCCAATGAAAACACCCTACGTCCCCAAGAAGAAACTGATGTCGCTTCTTGAAAAGATCGAAGGGCGGAATCTAAAGACACGGACACGGAAGGCGCTGATCATTTCGCTTCTGAAGTCGCCGGAGCATTACACACAGGAAGATATAGCTGAAAGTTTGGGAGTGTCCCGAACTTATGTCGGACAAGTGCTTTATGAAAATTTCCGGCTTGCGAAAGTCGATCCGGAATTTGAAGCGCACAAGGATATTTTAATTTTGAACCAGCAGATCGAAGCGACCTTGCAAGACCTTAAAGCGTTATGTGCTGATCCTTTGCTATGGGGAAAAGAAAAGCGGGAGTGCCGGAAACTTCTTGCGGAACTGATTGAGAAAAAACAAAAGCTGACACAGGGTGATCGACCGACGGTGGTCGTGAACAATCACAACGTGAACACGGTGGCGCAATCGAATGGTGATGCTGGCGGACTTACCGGAGAAGATCGAGAGTTCCAAGAACGAATGCTTGAAACACTTCAGCGAAGATTTAGCACGAAATAGTTTTCTTTATTTTTTCGTCACGATCTTTGCTTTAGGGGTCAAGCGGGTCGAAGGTCGCTTTTCATACGGCGAACACTTGGAAGAATGGGCTTACCGGCTTCAGACCGGAACGAGGACTTGCACGATCAGCGCCCGCTTCCACTTGAAGTCGACGACGGTGATCGCTTATTGGGCTTGGCTACTCTACCGGATGGAGGATCGCTACAACGAATATCTGTATCTGTCCTATTCCGAAGGGATGGCATCGTACCAGACGAAGCGACTGAAGCGGATCGTGGAGGCGTTGCCGGAGTATTTCGGGGGCTACAAGGATTTGACGGACAGCGCATCGATCTGCCGGTATGGGAAGGATGGGAAAGAGTTCTTACTTGAGCCGGAAGGGATTCTGAACTTTAAGCGTGGCAGACACCCGAAGGGGTTGATCTGTGACGACATCCTTCGTGATCCGGATAATGTGATGGAACTTTCGATCTTGCAGAAGGTGGAACGCATCTTCGTGGAACAGATCGAACCGATGCCACGGGATTTCTTGCACGTGGTCGGGACGCCACAGGATCGTGAAGATTTGTTTTATAAGCTGTCACAGACGGGCGTGTATGACGTCCGCTTCTATCCGGCTGTGAAGGATTGGGACGCAAAGGAAGTGTTGTGGGGCGAGCAGTACCCGTTTGAAAAGCTGATGCAGTACCGCCGGTCGATGGGCGAAAAATCGTTCTTGAAAGAATTCCAGTGCGAACCGGTGCGGTCGACGGAATGCTTCATCACGCCGGCGAAGCTGAACAGGATCGTGCGAAACCGGCTGAAGAACTACCCGCTTGTCGGGGATTTACGTTTTAAAAGCCGGACGGTGGTCGCCGGCTTTGACATCGGGAAGAAAACGCATCCTTCCCACTTGTGTGTGCTTGCGGAGCATCAAGGGAAGCTGGTTCAGATTCACAGCAAGTTTATGGACGGCTGGGAATACAAAGACCAGATCGCTTATTTAACGCAAGCGATTGAGAAGTTCGGCATTCAGCGGTTGAAGTACGACAACACCCGTGCGGAGTTTGAAGGATTTCAAGAGCAAGGCATCTTGCCGGCGGAGATGGAAGGCGAGACATTCGGAAGCAAAAATCAGTTCCGGATGGCGACGGAACTGGACGCCGAGATCACGGCGGAGAACTTACAGCTTTTAAACGATGAACGGCAGAAACGTCAGCTTTTATCGGTGGACTGCGATCTGAAAGCGCCATCGAATTCAGAGGGACACGGCGACGCATTCTGGTCGCTGGCGCTTGCCGTGGATGCGTGGAAACAGTCACAGGGAAGAATGATCTGGACATTGGGGGAATAGACAAAAATGTATTTTAAGATCGGGCGTTTTGAATTCGGATCGAAGCCGGCGGTAAAGGCAGATGCAGACCTTGAAGCGATCAAGGCGAAGATCGTCGAGGAAATGGAAGCGAAGTCCGTGTCATCGACGTGGAATAAACTTTTCATCACGGGGCAAGCGATGACGCTTGGGGACAACGCAGTCCAGTTCCCGATGCAAGACATCGCCAGCGTCTACAAAGCGATCAGTGTGATCGCTGAAAACGTGCCACAGGCGCAGTTCGGGTTCTACACGCTGGACGGCGAAGAACTGATGGAATCATCGGATGCGAGAGCGCTCAAAGCACGGTTCGCACGCCCGAACGCACAGCAGTCCGGCAACGACTTCTTGCAAGAATGGACAGGCTACTTTGCTTTATACGGGGAAGCGTTCATCCGGAAAGTGGCTAACACGGTCGGGGAAATGATCGGGCGGGAAATCCCCCAGCTTGTGAACTTAAACCCGAAGTGTATGACCGAGAAGATCGATCGTGCCACCGGCTTGATCACGGCGTGGCAGTATACGACACAGGGCGGGACGATCATCATTCCGGCGGAAGAAATCATTCACACGAAATCGTTCAATCCCTATAACCCGTACCGTGGTCTTTCCCCGCTTTCCCCGATCGATGACGAGATCGAAATCGACCAGAACGCTTTGACGTTCAATAACGCCTTTTTCAAGAACGACGCTACCCCGAACTTCGTGCTTTCCACGGATCAGAAACTTGGAAAAGACCAAGTGGAACGGCTGAACCAGTGGTGGAAACAGCGCTATGGCGGAGCGAAGAAAGCATACCAGCCGGCGGTGCTGGAATCCGGACTGAAAGCGTCCACCGTGATGACCACGCACAGGGATATGGAGTTCATCGAACAGAAGAAACTGATGCGTGAAGAAATCTTGGGGATTTGGAAAGCGCCGAAGGCGCTGTTCAACATCACCGAGAATCTTAACTACGCCACGTTTCAAGGGCAGATGAAGGTGTTCTGGTTCTACTGTCTGATGCCGATCCTTCGCAAGTTTGAAGACAGCGTGAACGAATTCATCGTCAAACCGTTCGATGCCAAGATCGTGATGAAGTTCGATCTGAAGAACGTGCCGGCGTTCCAAGAAGATTTCAACGGGAAGGTGACGACCGCCAAGACGCTTTTTGATATGGGATTCACGGCGAACGAAGTGAACGAAAAACTGGAACTTGGGTTTGATTATGCGGAATGGCGTGACAAGTGGTGGATCAGTCCGCTTCTTGCACCCGCCGGAGAAGCGCCGGCTTATGAAGATTTTTGGGGTTCGGGGGATGATGCACAAACCGAGAATGCAAACGACGAGAAGGCTGGAAAAGCCAATAGCGAAAAGGGTTTGTCTAATGCACTCCCCCCTACCCTTCCCCAAAGGACTGTCAAACAGCTGGCGATCTTGAAAGCGTTCAGCCGGAGACAGTCGAGCCTTGAAAAGAGTTTTGAAAGCAAGGTCAGCCGGTATCTTTACGAAGTCCGGAAGGCTGTGATGGCGACGCCGGACGCTGATCTTGTGAAAGGCGCACTTTCCGTGAACTGGACGACGAAAAACGACTTGCTTTTGAAGTATACGAAGCCATTGATCGCAGAAAGCATCAAGCAAGGGGTCGAGCAAGGACGGGATGTTTTAGGGCGCACGAAGGGGCTGGAAGATGACATCCTTCAGCAAGCGACGCAGTCCTACTTGGAAGTCCGGTGCAGTAAGATTCAGATCGTGAACGTGAACCTTGAGAAAGCGATTCAGAACCGTATTCGTCGGGCGGTGGAGACAGCGACCACAGCCGGCGGGACGGCGACCGAGATCGCTGAAAGCATCGAAGCGCTGGGCGGGGTTGTCCGGAACGAACTGAAGAACTTTTTCAATGATTCCGGATACAGGGCGAAGCTGATCGCACGCACGGAAACGTGCGGGGCGCTCAACGGCGGATCGGAACTGTATTACAAGCACGAAGGCGTGAAACGGAAGATGTGGGTCACGTCGCACGATGAATCGACACGGGAATCCCACCGTGAATGCGAAGCGCAAGGTGCGATCCCGATGAATCAGCACTTTCATAACGGGCTTTCGCATCCGGCGGATCAAACCGGTGACGTGGCGGAGATCGCAAACTGCCGATGTACGCTTGCACCGATTACGGAGTGAAAGACTTGCTTTACAACAAACTGAACGGCATTCTCAAGGAACAGAACATCGACCTTGATAACCCGCCAACGGTGTAAATCATGGGGCAGATACAATATCCGATCACGGTCATTCAGGGCGTTGATTTTTATCTGACGCTGACGCTCCTTCTTTCCGACAAGGTGACGCCTCGTGATCTTACGGGGTACACGGGGAAGATGCAGATACGAAGGACCTTGGAAAGCGACGAGGTGATCGCGGAGCTCACGACTGAGAATGGCGGGATACAGATCACGGCCGGGACAGGCGTGGTGTTGATCCACATTCC